CAATGGGACTACAAGTTTATGCATAAAAAAAGGGGGTCGTTAGACCCCCTCAGTATAACACACTATTTTAGAATGTATACTTTACACCTGCTTTTCCAGACCAGTCAATGTCATCAACATTAGTTGCACCAGAGATCTCTCCGTATACTCCAACCTTCTCGTTGATTGCCTTACTACCACCAAGGTAACCAATTAGTTCAGTGTCACCGAACTTATCAGCAGTCTCAGTATGAGTTGTAGTAGGACCACCAGATACATACCAGTCAATTCCATTAGGAGTTGTACCTTCGTATCCAAGTTGGAATTCCCATGTACCTGAGGAGTATGCTCCATCTGGATATGAACCACTTGCTTCTACGTTGACATAAGGACCAGCAAAAGCGGCTCCAGTGAATAGAAGAGGTGTTGCTGCAAGAGCAGCGATTGTTGATTTAATCATTTGTATTATTTTGTCTCGCAGATACTAAAAAACCTGCGGATGATACCACTCCCGACAAGGGTGGTGTTCTACGCAGGGGCACGATCTTTCGATCCCATTGTAATGTTATTTAGTATACATTTACTTCGGGATTGTGTCAAGGTTTTAATTTGCTGAAACCTTTTTCTTTTACAAACTCCATAGAATAATGAAACTTATCATACAATTCATTCTTATGACTGATAATGAAAACGTTAGCATCTTCTATTACAAACCTAACAATTTTGAGAAACTCGTCTGTACCAAAACCATCCAATGACGAATCAAATACTTCATCCATAATCAATAGATTCGTAACAACACTATTCTTGAGTCTTGCTATGTCTCTCCATGTAAAGAGTAGTGCCAGATCTATTCTCATTTTTTCACCCTCAGAGAATGACGCATAGGAAAATCTCTCATGCATGGGTGTCTGTATGCTTTCACCAAACTCTTCGTCTAATGTAAAGTTGATATAGAAATCCATCCTCTGCAGATAGTCATTGACCTGACGATTGATAAGAGGTAGATACTTACGTATAATAGATTTCTTGACACCATCATCGTTCATCAACATCTTAGACTGATCTAAGTATTCATGATCATCTTTTAATTCTGTGAGTTCAGATAGTATATTTTTGAGTCTGGTTTTATATTCTTCTAACTTGTCATTTTCAGCAGTTCTATTTTCAAGTTTGTCGGTAATGTTTTGAATTTCTGTTTCAAGATCCTTTTTGAGTTTTGTTGTTGTAGATAGGTGAATGTTGTGTTTAGAAATCTCATTATTGAGTGTAGTAATCTCGTTCTGAAAACCTAAGAACCTAGCATATCTCTGCTCTTCAGCATTGACTGCCTCCTCTAGTTCCTGTACGTTCGCCTTATACTTGGCGATGTCTTCTTCGAGTTTGCCAATCTTATCTATACGAAACTTTTCTTCTATAGACTGTGTGCATTTAGGGCAAACCGTATTGTTAGTCCAGAACCCTAGTTCACTACTAGCATCTTGTCTTTTGAAATTTACTTTGTCTCTAAATCTTTCTAATTTTTTTACAGTATCACCTGATCCAATATACTCTGCCATTGCTTTTTCTTTTTGACTGACACCAGTGATAAGTTTCTCAACACGTTCTTGGTAGTCGGTAAATTTTTCGTCACAATCAGCAATTTTTTGTCTCTTCTTGTTGATGTCATTCTCACCCTCCTCCTCTATTTGTTTGATAAATCTTTTCTGCATTACTATTTTATCTGCGACAGATTCTTTCTTCAACTCTAAGACTTTGATACGGTCACGACAGACCTTGAGTTTCTCTTTCAGTAAGTCAGACATAGTAGAGAATACTTTGATGTCTAACAGGTCTTCTATGACCTCCCTGCGATGTGGAGCACTAAGTTGCATGAAAGGCACGAAAGAAGCACTGCCAAGTATAACAATTTGAGTGAAAGATTTGTAGTTGAGTTTGAGTATTTGTCCTTCCAAATACTTCTGTTGATCGTTTGCAGAAGAATCCTCATTGAGTTTTTGTCCATTTTTGTAAATCTCAAATACATTTGGTTTGATACCACGGATGACCTGATAATCCACATTTGATATAGAAAAATCTATTTCAACTCTTGCATCTCTTTCATTGATACTGTTGATCAATTGAGTCTTACTTATTTTTCTGAACGGTTTACCGAACAATGAGAACGTCAAAGCATCAAGCAGGGTGCTCTTACCCGAACCATTGTTACCTACAATCAAAGTATCCTTGTGAGTGTTCAAAGGAATGGTTGTAAAATAATTTCCTGACGATAGGAAATTTTTATATTTTATTTCTTTAAACTCTATCATTCGGTGGTGGTGGAATAACTATATCATCTTTGCCAATAATAGTATATCTCGTACCTGTTCTTTCGCAAGCAGCAATTGCTACATTATCTTTTACATGGATCACAACCATTTCTGGGTCTCCCTGTGCTTCTAGTTGTTCTGCATACCTGTAAGCATCGTCTTTCTCTTCAAACATAAAGACAACCTTCTCTCCATATTCATTCAAGACAGCGTAAGCACCCTCTTGACTCAATCCTTTGATAGTTATTATATGCATTCTAACGCTTCCGTATAAATTTCACTGATAACTTTCTTTATTCTAATCCTATCTAGATCAGTGTCAAGGTCATCAATATATTTTGTAAGTAATGTCATGGTGTCCTCAGTCTGGTCAATCACCTCATTTGCAATCGCCAAATGATCTGTCCTCTCTACTATTTTTACATCAACAGGTCTCGCTTTGTCAAGTGCTCTCATGAATCTATTATACTCTTTCTCATCACTCTTCTGTCTCACAACAACTTTAACTATCTTGCCAGTATATTCTGTAAAATTTGTTAGTTGTCTAGGGGTGTCATGATAGTTGATTACCTTGTATAATTGGAATGGATTGTTTATTGTTTTGAGTTTCAATGTCTCTGTATCATAGATATGAAATCCTCTCTTATCATTCACATCATTCCAAAACATCTCGTACGGATTACCTAGGTAATAAATCGTACCATTATTACTTCTAGTATGATAATGCCCACTAAAAACTTGTTTGAATTTATTGTATATCTCAAAGTCTGCACCATGCTCCATGAGATGTCCATGAGTAGCAACGAATCCGTTGAGTTCCAAGTGACCCATCGCAACTTTACACTTAGTCTCCTTTATTTTTTTGTATGTTTCAATCTCGTTTTCGATGTTGATCCAAGGTATGAAAAGTATATCTAAGTTATCTACCTTCAATTCCTGACACTCAGAAATAATGGTGACATTATCATACTCTCGTAGTAGTAAGTCGATAGTATTGATCTCGTTAGTGTTTTTGTAGAAAGCAGTATGGTTTCCGACAATACTAACCAAACTAATGCCCATATTGCGAATAGGGTCGAAATAATGTTTCTTCGCCCAATCCAAAGAATATGAATCAATACCTTTACGATTGTCAAAAGTGTCACCAAGGTCGAGAATAGTTGTGATACCTTCTCTTTCAAGTGTTGGAAAGAAAGTTTCTTCATAGAACTTTAGGAAGTAATCGTGGTATAACTTTGATCCTTTCTTGAATCCAAAGTGTTGATCTGTGATGATAGCAACTTTCACTCCTTCCACTCCTTTTTTTCATAGTCAAATCTTGGATGTGGTTGTGCAGGTTCCCAAGGATTTTTAGATACATTCTTAATTACAATAAATTTATCCTTTGCAAAAGTACCTGCAATCTGTACTTCAATATCATCACCATCTTTCCAGTTTATCTCACCTTTCAGATTAGTGTGAAGCATTGCTTCTTGAATCTTGTCAATTACTTCTTGTGTTAGTTTCATCGGTTGTTGTTCCTATACTGTATAGCGTCTTTGATTTGATTGTATTCAGATGTCTTACCACTTTCGTCTGCGACGAAAACTTCGTCAAACCCAGATCTCTCTATAATTTTTTGTCTTATTTCTAGTTGCTTCTTCTCTTTCTGTATTCTACGTAAGAAAGCATAGTGTATGATCTGAGTAAAATATGCAAATGGGTTTGTAGATTTTTCAGGGTTGAAGTTGTTTATGTATTGTACACAGTTCTCTATGCCATCACATATCATATCATCCTTGAACATGTAGTTCACAAAGTTTGGTTTATATGATAGGTGTGTAGCAATTTTTAGGAAACACTCTCCAAGGTAGTTTGTGATACGAGGTTTAGGTTCACCCTTTTCCTCTGCTTCTTTAATAGATGCTTTATATGCAACGATAGCATACAGGAACTCTTTGTTATTGACGTAGTGTTCAGATCGTTTACGTGCCATTTATGTTCTTTTGTATACACAAATTATAGCATGACTTGACAACGTTGGCAAATACCTGTACACTAACAGTGTCGCTGTTCAAACGGGGAGCTATAGATCTTTTTTAGGTTCTTTAGAGGCAGAGTCTGCTTTGTATAATTTTTCTATAATTTCTCTCGCTTTACTTACAGAGTTTATATATCCCATAGTTCTATCAATATCAGGGTGTTGACGCTTGAACCCACTCTCAATGATACTTTCGTAGGTTTTGATCACTAAGTCGTCTTTGATCTCAGATAGAGTGATAATCTTATCAAGACTTAATATGAATACCTCTTCATCTGTCATTTTTATCCAAGGTTCAAACTTGTACCCAAGGGGGACATTCGCTCCATGGGAGCGAACCTCTTGACATATGACAGGGTTATCAATAATTATTTGCTCTTCTTCCGATGAATAATCTACAATAACTTTAGTTAGAATCTCTTCACCACTAACAAGTTTTACCGTTGCTATGAACTCGTCATACGGTTCTTTATTCTTTTCAGATTTTGATCTGAATAATTTCATAACTGAACTTTTCCTCGTTGTAGTATTTGATGCGTTCAATCAAATGATTCAATGTATAGTTTTGTTTAGATTTTTTCTTACAATCATCCGCTATATCATATAGAGTAGCGTTCAATTTATCTTTACTTTTTCTAAGGACTCTACCTATAGATTGTAGAGTTCTGATCCTAGATTTACTAGGAGAAGCAAAGATAACATTATGTAGATTCTTGATGTTGATACCTGTAGAGAATGTACCGAATGATGCAATGATAATTGCGTCGTTTTCTTTCTCGGTAATCTGTCTTACCGACTCTCTCTCCTCAACATCTACTCCACCGTGAACAAAGAAAATTTTTCGTTCATCATTATTTATTATATCGTAAAGC